ATTGAGGTTATCAAATCAGATGTAAAGTGCTGGTGTTGTAACGATACTGGAACGATTCAAGATTTGATCAATATGAAAGAAATTCATTGCCCTATATGCAACAGATGAGTGATGGTTCTAGCGATTCCGGTGGTCCTCACGGTTCCACCGGTTCCGCATCTTCCGTTAATTTTATCCCATACTGAGCTATCAAAGCCTGCTCGATAAGCTGCGCCACTGGCTCAGGTCTTTTTCTGAGATATTCGAGAATTTCAGGGTGCATCCTGACGTTGTATTGCTTCCGCTTCTTGCTATCCGGCAAGGCCTTGCGGCCTTGGCCACGGCCGGCGCCTCCCCTTCCTGTTATCCTGGTTTTGTTCGTCATTTTTTATCCCTCGATCAGATCGATGTTTTTGATGGTAGCGTCAAACAGGTGCTGATTCAAGTTTTCAGTATATACCTTATTGCCGCCAACCTCAAAGGATTCAACGACGGTTTTTTCGTTCTTGCTCATATCCCGAAAAGGTTTTTTTCCATAATCACCAGGCAGCCACCCCTTTCCCATGCAGGCAGCCACGTTGAACCGGCGCAGAATATTTTTATCCAAAAAGGTTAGGTGAATGGTTCCTTTCTTGTGACATTTGAACTTAAAGAAGGTTGATTTTCCAGACTGCTCACCCTGCTTGAATGCTTCCTCTATGGCCACGGTCAAGCGCTTGTATTGCCGGCCACCGTTGAAATAAGACATAACCAGGTCGATATCATTCAAAGACTGCTTTGCCTTCCAGTTTAAATCCCAACTTCCCCAACTGGTAAACGGACCGCCATAGCTACCATAAACAGGAATGATTACCCGTTCCCCCACCCGGTAAGCATTGTTTGTCTTCCACCCGTTGAAATAATGAATGTTCTGTGTTCTGAGTTCTTCGTGGTAGCTGTTGCGAATGGTCAAGCGCTCGAAAACCTCGTCAACACCTTCCTGCAGGGTTACATGGTAACCGTCGATCAGGTTCAAAAGAAATTGCCGAATATTTGACTCGGTAAAATCCATTGATTCATTATCTTTCAATTTCGCTTCAAACTCTTCACGGCGTTTTTCTGTTAAACGGTCCTTTACCTCGGGCAAGTCAAGAGTTCGGCGCCAGAAGTCCACGCGAATACTTCGCACGGTGCTGTTTACGGTTTCCTGCACTTTGTCTGTAAGCTCTTTCCCGGACTCGCTTGACCAGGTTGAGCGCGGTTCCTGGTTTAAGGTAATATACCGGCCTACCTTGTTATAGTTCCTAAAATATCCAATAATCGTATTGGTTGAAAGTTCGACAATCTCTCGGTACTGCGCTGCAAGCTCTTCAATGGTTTTACCATTTGAAACTTCGTGCTTGTCCTTCACATGCTCTTTACAGGTTCCGATGGTTCCGGTGGTTCCGGTGAATAGATCATCTTCGACGTGTCTTTCGATCTTGATTTTTACCAGAGCGATATCAACAGCCGTTTTCCTATCTGCTCCGAGAAACTGCTTTTCCCTGTATTCAACCTCGGCGCCTAGCTCGTCAAGTTGGCGCGCTAGTTCCTTCCGTGTGTTGGTGTATGGATTGCGCAGCGTTTCGGCGTTTAATAGGCAAATGATTTGCCCTGAATACATAACATCTATTGCCTTGAGCAAGTGCCGGTCACCGGTGGAGAAAGGTGGATTCATAATGATGCAATCGAATTTATCAGGGCCTGACCAGGCCAAGAAATCAGCATCAATAACAGGGTATTTTTTTCCCTGCAGGATTGCGCGCAGGTTGTTGTCTTTCTCGATTGCAAAACAATTTAGGCGCATGTGGTAGCTTTTATACTTGAATGTTTCGTTGAGCCTATCCAGCAAATCACCTTTACCCGCTGAAGGATCGAGCACGCTTCTCGGGTATCCTTCAATTTTCCGTACCATATCGCCGGCAAGGTTTGCCGGCGTCGGGTAAAATTGCTCATCATTTTCAGGGAGATCAGCCACAGGAAACGGTTTTGCTTTCGGTGCTGCTGGTTCCGGTGGTTCCGGTGGTTCTGGAAGTTCCGACGGTTCCGAGACTTCCACCGGTTCAGACGGTTCCAAGAGTTCCACGGCCTGTTCAGGTTCAAGCTGTTCATCGATAGGCGCAGGCACGGCCACCGGCACGGCCACCGGCGCGGCCACCGGCACGGCCACCGGCGCCACTTCAAATTTATCCTGAATGGCCAACCATGCACTTGTAGGATTTTGGCTGGCATCTTCCACGGCCTGCGAAACCTTCACAGCACCACAAAAACAAGGCGCCGGTTGTGCAATATTGTTCCACCTGTTCGCCGGCATGCATGCTGTTTTTGCCGTTCCTGTTGTCGTATGGCCTTGGTTATAATCGTTTATTACCTCATTGATATAGTCGCCACTTGCCAAGCGTTCGAAAGCATTTAAGGCGCGCTCTGTTTGCTCTTCCTGCTCTTTCTTGGCAATAGCTGCAGGTTGTTTCCAATCTGGTAAAAGTTCAGTTGTATCTGTTGCTTTCCATGAACCGGCCATTGAATAATTACCCATGGCTATTCTTTCAACCTCTTGGCCTGCGCTATTGGTGATAACTCTTGGCCGGTAAATTTTCCCTTTTGTGGTTTTGACTGTTTTTTCCGTGCGCGTGGCAATGGTGATTTTATAAATCGTGTTATGATCGCAAATTGACCGGGTAAAGTATGTTTTTCCAACCTCGAATTTTATCACATGTTTTTTAGGTGCTGCAAGTGCTGAAGGTTTATCTGGTTCTGGTGGCTCTGGTTGCTGTGGTGATTTAAATCCAACATAACGAGCGTAATTGTATCCTTGAGGATCTATATATATTGTTTCCCTGTTTGGTGCGGATACCTCGATAAAAAGAGAATAGCAATTTTCACGGTAAACTTGCAGCTGTTCATCGTTTAACTGGTTGACGTTTTCAACTCCTGGAAAATCAATATCACAACCAGTTCCACCTTTTCCAGCCAACCATGGCAAGGCAGCCATCAAGTTTACAGCGAGAATATCAAATTGATCATTTGTGAGGCGTGCCCGTTCGGTTACCTTTCCACGGATTATGTTACAATTTCCGTTTTCAAGTTGTTCAAGGTATTCTCCAAGAGTGCAATTTTTATTCAAAGATGGTTCCAGGATATAAAGAAAAGGTTCCTGCGGTTCCGCTGGTTCCGTTGTTATATCGGAAATTTTCGTCACCAGGCGCGCTATTTCCTCAACCTGCGCCTGGTATATTGCGTTTTCACGTTCCTTTTTTGCTACTGAAAGCGGATAATAACATTCAAAACAGAGCCCTGTTTTCCCGTCGATATCGTTCAAGTATTCTTCTTTCTTTCCGCACTGACTGCAGGCCGGCCAAGATTCAACCAGCGCTTTCCTATACTCTTCAAGGCGTTTTTCAATATCGTTTTCTATTTCTTTGCGCAGTTTTTGCGAAAGTTCATAATCTATATTTGTACTCTGGTAGAAATTAACATGAAAATAATCGGTCGAAAGATCTGAACCATCAAAATTATAAGCGTTCGCAATATGCTTTATTCTGGTTTCCAAATCTTTCCCCTGCGCAGTGTAAATTGTTTCACCGTATGACCGGTCATTCTCTAAATCGAGCTTAATTCTTTCTGGATTGTACGGATTAAAGCCGATTTCTTTAATCTCAATGGTAAGGCTATTATATCCAGTTTTTCGAACAGAAAATTTTGAACCGGAAAACAAAGGATTTTTTAACGCTTCGTTTTTTAAATCTGCTCTAATCTTCTGAGCGATAGCAACCAGAGAAAGGTTTTTGTCATACTTTCCACCATACCAGGTTGAACCGTTCATGTATCCTTGGGGCTCAATTTCTTCCTGAGCAGGCGCCACGGCAACCGGTTCGGCAACCTGCAGGCCTTCAAGGTGTTTTTCACGGATAAACCATCCATCACCTTTCTTGAAGGTGTACTTGTCAATTTCCTGCGCCTGCTCCTTGGTTAAATCGGTTCTAATAACCCCACGCAAAACCTTTCCGCGCTTGGTTGTATGCTCGATTATTTCAGGCACGGCCACGGGATCAGCTGCAGCCTGCTCGGGCTCAGGCACGGCCACGGGATCAGCTGCACCCTGCTCGGGCTCAATTTCAAGCGCTCTTTTCAATGGGATATCTATAGCGGGATTATTTGAAAGGCCTTTCATTTTCCATTTTCCCGAAATAATTTGTTCTTCCCCTTTTTCCAACCGTTCACCCATTAAAACAGCGTAAATTTCACCGTTTTTACGTATACCAAGGATATTTTTCTCGACAACAGTAAAAGATGTTTCTTTCTTTTTGTCCGTGTTAGAAATAAGAAAATTTAACGGTCTAACATTGAATAAACCTCCACCAATTGAAACAACTTTCTTGTTTTCTACTTTATAAACGTCGTTTTCGTAAATTGAACAATCAACAGCTTTTTCCTTGTTTTCAAAACTATTTAAAAGCATTCCAAAATCAAAATCATCATGCTGTTGTGTATCTTTAATCACGTTTGGCACGGTTCCACTTGCCAACATGAAACCGTCGCACCATGCATTTTTTGTAGTAAAAAGAGTTTCAGGTTTAACTATGCTTTTGTATGCTCCTTTGTGCGTTTTCTCGCTTTCATCTTCAATCCATGAACGCGAAAGAGTCACGATATCACCATGTTTTAAATTTACAGGATCAATACCAAAAAAGCGCGGTTCCATCTGAAAGCGGAAATTACCATGCTCAAATTGAAGTACGCAACCATAAACAACGAAAGTTAAAGAAGCTGCGAACTCAGGACAAACAGCTATCAGCTTTTTAAGAAAAGAAAAAGCTCTTTTCATGCTCTGTTCTGATGTAATTCTATTTCCTTTCGCTGTTTTGCTTGGCGCGTTCATTTCATAGTTGGAAATTGAAGGAACGATTACTTTTTTGTTTTCTGTTGTTTCCATTGTTTTTCTCCTTTTGTTTTCTCTTTAATTAAAGATTGAATCTTACTTTGCAGTAAATAAGCGCGGCCTCGATAATCACCGTTGAAAGGATAATCGCTGTAATCATGTTCTTTCCCCTGTTCGTTGGTTGCCTGGTTGGAAGGTTGGAAGGTTGGCCGGTTGGCTGTTTTCCTCCCTTTGTTTAATTGGAGTATATACACCAAACAAAGAAAAAGGAAAGAAAAAAGTATATACATGATAAACGAAAATAGAGTCAAAAGATTGACACCTTTTCCATTATTGGTCATTATTTTGGCATGACAAAAATCAAATGCTTAAAACCAGGCGCGCGCCTGAAAACCATAGACGCAACCAGAGCAACCGTGGCGCCACCCATTAAACGCGAGCGCGGTCGGCCATGGATGAGAAGAAGAGAACAGGCCTTAAAGAGAGACTGCTATTTGTGCCAGGCCTGCGCCAAGCGTGGATTGATTACACCGGCAAGAGAAGTGGACCACATAACACCACTGTTCAAGGGTGGCCGTGATAACCTGGAAAACCTGCAGGCATTATGCGTTGATTGCCACCGGGAAAAGAGCAGGGAAGAAGAGAAAGAGCGCAGGCAATAGGCCGGCACCACCTCGGGCTCAGGCCGGCGCCCGGTGGCCTGGTAGGGTGGGGGTGGGCTCTATCTTCCCGCCCTGAGCCCCTGGTGACCGCTGCCCACCTCATTTGCAGAAAATTTTTCGCTGTTTGATTTCATCCCACGCAAAACCGAGCATCTTTGAATATTCAAAAAATCAAAAAACAATCAAAAATCAGGAGTAGGGCATGCCGAGAGGTGGGTATAGGCCAGGAGCAGGAAGGCCAAAAGGGAAGGAGCCGAAATGGATGCCTAAAGAGTGCGTCAATGAAGAGGCGCCACCGCAGACAAAGGAAGAAATTGAAGAGGCAGCTGCAGCGGAGAACATGAGCCCGGTTGACTACATGCTCAAGGTGATGCGCGACACATCAGTTCCTAGTGACCGGCGCGACCGCATGGCCATTGCAGCTGCTCCTTACGTCTGCCAGAAGGCAAACGAGAAAGTCGGGAAAAAAGTTCAGCAGGCCGAGGCAGCCAAAGAGGTTGGATCAGGTTTTTTCAGGCCTATGCAGGGACCAAAGGTTGTCGGGATGAAAAGGGGGTGAATAGTGTTGATACTCGTCAAGTATCAACACCACGTCGAAAACACGTCGATACCACGTAGAAAACAGGTGTCAAAACAGGTGTCAAAAAAATATAAAAATGGAGTGTAAAATGGGCAAAACTGCATTGGATTTATTCAGGGAAGAAAAGGCTATTTTTGAGCGTGATATCGCTAGTTACATCCAAGGGAAGATGATTGTTTTTAAAGAAAAAACAGGATTCACACCATCTGGAATAAACGTCCACATGGTTGACGCAACAACCATGTCGGACAATGAGACTGTGTTCTGTGTTGGAAGTGTAGAGTCGATATTTTCAATTTTCAGGTGATAAAAATGAAAATAGCAATCATATTTTTTATAGGTGTATTGTTCGGGTGGTTATTAAAGATTCCGTTTTTATGGAAATGGTACAAAGACCTCGATGAACACAGAAAATTAACAAAACGTGTTATCGAAAAACTTGATCTTGATGTTGAATGAACTACACCACAGCTTGCCCTGATTGGGAGCAACGCCTGATCAACAGGCAATCAATCATCCCTCCACCTATCTTTCCTGAAACCGGTGAAAAGGCACTGGCAATATTCAAGCAGCTCCGCATCGTCGATCTTCCAGGGCAACCGACATTTGGCGAGTGTTCGGAACAGTGGGTATTTGATTTTGTCCTATCCATATTCGGGGCATACGACGAGGAAAGCGGCAACCAGCTGATCAGAGAATTTTTCCTTCTCATTTCCAAGAAAAACACGAAATCAACTATCGCTGCAGGGATCATGCTCACAGCGGTTATCATCTGTTGGAGGTATGACGAGGAACACCTGATCCTTGCGCCGACAAAAGAGGTTGCCGACAACTCTTTCAAGCCTGCAGCCGGGATGATCAGGGCCGACGAAGAACTCACCGCTCTATTCCAGGTTCAGGATCATATCAGGACCATTACCAATCGATTGAACAGGGCAACGCTCAAGGTGGTTGCCGCCGATACAGACACCGTTTCAGGGAAAAAATCTGGAAAGATACTCATTGACGAACACTGGTTGTTTGGCCGGCGCGCGAATGCTGATGCCATGTTCCTCGAAGCCACCGGTGGCCAGGTTTCCAGGGATGAGGGTTGGGTAATCTACCTCACAACTCAAAGCGACGAACCACCAGAGGGCGTATTTCTCGAAAAACTCGAATACTACAGGGATGTTCGCGATGGAAAAGAGATAGATCCTAGATCGCTAGGTATTCTATACGAATTTCCTGAAAAGATGATCAAATCAAAAGCCTATCTCAAGCCTGAGAACTTTTATATTACAAATCCAAACCTCGGGCGTTCAGTTTCTCATGCGTGGCTCGAGGACCAGTTAAAAAAGAACAGAAGAAAAGAAGACGGTTCATTCAACAAGTTCCTTGCAAAGCATCTCAATGTTGAGATTGGGATGAATTTAAGGTCAAACCGTTGGTCTGGTGCTGACTTTTGGTTGAGGCAGTCGCACAAAGAGATTGATCTTGAGTATCTTATAGACAACAGCGATGTTATAGAGATAGGAATAGATGGTGGTGGCCTTGATGATATGCTTGGATTAGCTGTTTTAGGCCGAGAAATAGACACAGGAGATTGGTTGCTTTGGAATAAGGCATGGATTTTCACGCAAGCTATAAAAGAAAGAAAGCAGAACGAAGCTAAATATTATGATTTTCAAAAAGACGGCGATCTTGAAATTGTAAAACTTGAGTATGAGACAGACGACGAAGGTAATCCACTTGTTAGCGATGAAGATGGAAGGATTGCTTTCGAAAAGATTATGGATGGTATTATTGAAATAGTCTTAGCTTGTGAAAATTCAGGATTACTTGATATGCTTGGTGTCGATCCTCACGGAATGGGGATGATTATTGATTTTTTAGAAAAGGTTTTCGACCGTGATAGGATAGTTGGAATACAGCAAGGATGGAAATTATCATCATCAATAAAAACTGTTGGCTTAAAGGTTGCGACACAGACACTGAGACACGCAGGCCAACCAATGATGACTTGGTGTGTTGGAAATGCAAAACAGGAACAGAACGGTAATGCTGTGTCTATAACAAAACAAATGGCAGGAACATGCAAAATTGACCCATTGGTAGCTACATTTTGCGCCGGTTTCCTTATGTCATTGAATCCAGATGCAAGGGGAAGGTCTGTTTATGACAAAAGGGGAATTATTGAAATCTGAACAGTCAAAATTATGACACTATAACGATTAAATAGGTGTCAATTATTTGACACGTAAGCTCAACCGTGGTAGCGTGCAAGCGATTGTAAAAAAACTTGCACGGAGGCGAATTTGAGCATTGCAGCCGACATAATAGCTTTCATAGGCCTTGCCCTTCTCGGGTACGGCCTTTTTTTGTTGTTCGGCCTTGGTTGGGCGTGCACTGGAATAGGTTCAATAATGCTTTCAGGTGGGGTTTACCTTGCTGCTCCTGTTCGCAGAAAAGTTGAGGATAGGCCGTGATTGGTTTTCTTGCTTCAGCATTTGAGCGTCGTTCTCGGGTGACCGGTTCATGGTCACTGAAAGACCCGGCAACGTCTGAATTGTTTGGTGGGTTGCGCGCGAATGCTTCAGGCCAGAATGTTACCCCTGACTCTGCACTGCGAACGTCTGCAGTCTACTGTTGCGTATCGGTCCTTTCAGAGACTCTTGCTTCATTCCCCAAACACATCAAAATGCTTCGGGATGACGGTGGCAAGGATATCGTGAGGAATCATCGTTGCTACACCCTGCTGCATGACCGGCCTAACCAGTGGCAATCATCGTTCGAGTTTTTCGAAATGATGGAAGGCCACCGGCAGCTGCGCGGGAATGCATACGCCAGGATCATCTACTTTCCGGGGATGAAGAGGAACGAGGTTGTTCCCATGCACCCGGATACGGTCACACCTTTCGTCATTACCCCGAAAGGTACAGCTCTATACCTGTACGATACATCTCCCCCTCCCCCTCCAGGATCAAAACTCTGGTATCAGCATACCAGTAGCGACGGCGAAACCGAGTATCTGAGCGCATCTGAGGTTGTGCACGTTCGAGGTTACACCATAAACGGCATCGTCGGTATCAGTCCTATCAAGTGGGCAGCCTATCAAGCCGTTGGCCTTGCCATGGCCACCGAAGAGCATGGAGCGCGCCTATTCGCAAACGGGGCACAGATAGGGAAGGTCTTTAAGCATCCAAAGCAGTTGAGCGACAAGGCCCATAACCATCTGAAAGAGCAGTTGAATGCCGGTGGTGAATATGCCGGCAGTTGGAATGCTCACAGATCGCTCATTATCGAGGAAGGGATGGACATTGCCAAGATATCCATGACTTCTGAAGAATCTCAATTCCTTGAAACAAGGAAGTTTCAGGTAGAGGATATCTTTCGCATCTTCAAGGTTCCACTAATGCTCGGGGCCGCAGGCGACAAGGCGCCGACATTTGCCAGCGCTGAGCAGTTCATGACCTTGTTTCGCGTCAACACCATGTCTCCTAATGTGGTCAGGTGGGAAAGCGCATTGAACCGCGACCTGCTTTTCTCGTCTGAGGTTGGCCGGTACGAGGTCGATATGGATATGGATAGTCTGATGCGTGGTGATGTTTCAGCTCGGGCGGCCTATCTCAAGGCAAGATTCGAAATGGCGAGTATGAGCCCTGATGGAGTGAGACTTTACGAGGGCGAAAATCCAACAGGCACCGAAGAAGGACAGCAGGTGTACCTGCAAAGCGGCATGATGCCGGCACGAATGGCCGGAATGAAGCCGGCAGTTAAGGAGAAAACAGGCCAATGAAAGATGGAAAACCGACGGTCCCTAACCTCGAACGCAGAACAATGCCGGTGGAGATCAGGGCCAAGAATGAAGAGGAAAGCGCAGCACCTTGCATCCGTGGGCATGCTGCTGTGTTCAATACTCCTTCTGAGCTGCTTGCCGGGTGTTTCCGCGAGGTGATTTCCCCTGGTGCATTTGCAGAGGCCTTTAAAGAGTACGACACCAGGGCACTATTCAACCACAATCCGAATTTTGTCCTTGGTCGGGCGTCTGCTGGAACATTGCGCATGCAGGAAGATGCCGATGGACTCGCTATTGAAATCGATCCCCCTGATACATCCTTTGCGCGTGACCTTGAGGTTTCGATGCGCCGTGGGGATATCAAGGAAATGTCATTCGGGTTTTCGGTGGCCGAGAATGGGCAACGATGGGAACGTGACCCCGACGGCTCGGGTAACTGGACTCGCACCATTACCAAGTTCGAACGAATCTATGATGTGTCACCGGTCACATATCCGGCCTACACGGAAACTGATTGCGCCATGCGGTCACTTGATGCCGCAAAATCTGCATCTGATACTCCACCTGTTGATGATGAAATAGCTATGCGTCGGCTCAAGATTGAGCTTGAAGCCGCATATCTTTAAACGAGCCGATAGCTCATAACACCCGAAAGGGAGAAGAGGAACGAACATGGACGCAGCTAAGTTAAGAGAGCTACACGAAAAGCGGAGCAAGGCCATTACCGATGCTCGGGCAATCCTGGACAAAGCGGAAACCGAAAAACGGTCGATGACTGCAGAGGAACGGCAACAGTCAGATACGTTGCTTGCCGATGCAGCCAATTACCGGGCAGACATTGACCTGATGACACGGCTCGATGAGGAAGAGCGTTCGCAGGCCGAGATTGCGGCCAAGATCGCTGACGAGAACCGTGGCGCCAAAACTCCTGAAGCAGAGGCTCGGGCAAAAGCGTTTCGCCACCTGCTGACCCTGGACGTTGCCAACGGTGAACAGCTGAGCGCAGAGGAATACCGTACCTTGACAGCCGGCCAGGATACGGCAGCCGGTTTCCTCACCACTCCGCAGGAATTTGTTATGCGCCTCATTGCCGGCGTAAAGGACTCTGTTTTCCTGCGCGGTTTAGCCACTGTCTACAGCACAACGAATGCGAATGGACTTGGATTCCCGAGCCTTGATAACGATGTTGACGACGCCGAGTGGTCAACCGAGATCAAGTCGTTCCCGGAAGATAAGGCACTCAAGGTTGGCAAGCGTGAACTCAAGCCGAACCCGTTGAAAAAACTCATCCGTATCAGTGACAAAATGCTTCGCGCCGACGGCATGGACCCTGAATCCCTGGTAATTGACCGTGCTTCGTACAAGTTCGGTATTACCGAGGAAAAGGCATTCCTTACCGGCACCGGCGATAAGCAACCTCTTGGCCTGTTTGTGGCTTCAAGAGCTGGTATTTATACCGACAGGGATGTTGTGAGTGGAGCAACTGACGGTTTTACATCCGACAAGCTCAAACTGGTCAAGTACAGCCTCAAAGCTCAGTACATGACCAAAGCAACGTGGCTTTTTCACCGAGACGGAATCGCAAAAATCGCACTGTTGAAGGATGGAGACGGAAGATATCTGTTCGAGTTCAATGATACCCCCGGTGCACTCGATATGCTTATGGGGCGTCCTATTACCATGAGCGAGTATGCTCCTAATACATTCACCAGTGGCAAATATATCGGAATGTTTGGCGATTTCTCCTGGTATTGGATTGCAGATTCCCTTGCCCTGCGCATCAAACGTCTTAACGAGCTGTTCTCCCTGACAAGCGAGGTCGGTTTCATTTTCGATAAAGAGACTGACGGTATGCCGGTATTGCCCGAGGCCTTTTCCCGCATCAAGGCTGCAGAATAATTTACAACCGACACCAATAAAATAGGAGACAGATCGTGAATCTACTTCAAAACGTCAAGATCGACCAGGTGCTCGGGTACTATGCCGCCGGCACCACAAAACGAACCTCGGATATCATCGATATGGCCAATTACGATGGTGTCCTTTTTATCGCTGAACTCGGGACACTGATCGAGGCCGGCACCGTAAACGTCACCGTTGACCAGAATGTTATCAGCTCTGCAGTCGGTATGGCTGAGCTTGATGGAACATCCACCTATACCGTGGACGCTGCAGGCGCGGCCTTGGCAAAGTCTGCCATTGCGGTTGATGTGTACAAGCCGCAAGAGCAGTTCGTACAGTGCAACATTACCCCTGCAGCGCAGAATGCGGTAATTCTCGGAATCACCGCGATCCGGTACAACGGCAGGATCAAGCCCGACGCAAACGAGGGTTTGCTGCTCGCATCACAGCTTATTTCCCCTGAAGAAGCGGCATAACGGGTAAACGATGACTCCTATATACTCGCAATATTCCCCACCGGCAGCGGAACCGATCAGCCTGGTTGAAGCAAAAATTCAGCTTCAAATGGCTGTTGATATTGCCACGGCTGAGCAGGACACCACCGAGGATGGAACCTTGCCAAGTCTTATCACGGCGGCACGCATGGCAGCCGAAGAAGAGACTTGGCGGCCAATCGTGCTGCAGGGATTCGATATGTACCTCGAGGCGTGGCCTGTTGGTGATTGTATCGACATTCCAAAGGCAATGCTCCGCAAGGTCGATTTCCTGCGATACACCGATGTTGATGGGGAATTGCGAGAATTTACGGAGTACACGGTTGATAAGGATTCGGTGTATGGCCGTA